AACCGCAAGGCAGGGTGCAGAAAACGCACGTCAGCAGGCGGTCACATCACAGAATAACGCTAAAATATTCGCAGCGCAGGCGGCAACATCAGCACAGCAGACCACAGCCGACAAGAACATAACGGCAGGCTATGCTAAAACTGCAAAGACCTGCGCTGACAGCACTGCGGCAGACAGGCAGGCGGTGGCTGATATGGCAACGCAGGTGACAGCCGACAAGGCTACAGTGGCAGACCATGCTGCACAGGTTGCAGAAGACAGAACAGCCGCTGAAACTGCTGCACAGACAGCACAGGCGGTGGCTGACAGCCTACCTGATGACTACACTACAGCGGTTGAAAAGATTGCCGAAAACACGGCTGAGATAGGACGTGTGAAGCAGACAGACAAGGAACTGACAAGACGTGTAAATGCGTTATATGATATGGGTCATGGTATCACACATAGGTTTGAAACGGACAGCGAAACGGCATATCAGAAGACTATTCCTACGGGGGCAAAGCTGATGTCAGTGAAGTCTGTGGGCGGTCATTCTGAGGTCATTGACGGTGAGATTGTCAGCACTGGGGTGACAGAAGTCGTTGAGCAGGGAAAGAATTTGTGGAATATAGACGGCTACACATCTAGTGATTTAGTTGATTTGAAAGCAGGCTATTGGGGCGTAAGATTGAGCGTAAAACCAAATTCCGCATACTGTGTTTCAGTCATACGAGATACTGCATTATGCGGAACGTATGGAAAATTGATAGGTGCAGATAAACGTGACATTGAATTTTTTGGGCATAAAACGATGAGTGGTATAAACGCCTATACAGGACACCCTATCACATTTCAAACGGCTGATGAGGATTATGTGTATGTTGCGATTAATTCATTCAACGGTTTTGACACATGGAAATCTGATTTTCTAAAATATTTTCCAAGTTTCCAGATTGAAAAATCATCAACCGCCACAGCCTACGCCCCATATCATCGCAACGAATACCATATCCCCGAAGCTATCCGCAATCTGCCTGGATACGGCATTGAGGGGAATGTGACAGACTATGAAACTAAGACCTACACGCAGAACAACATTATTGACGGAACAGAGGTCAAGGCATTAGATACACCAATCGTCACCGATATTTCAGCCCTAATACCTGATGATTTTCTGCGAAACGTAGAAGTTGAAGCAGGCGGTTCAGTGATTTTCAAAAACAGCAACGACAGCTATCTGATACCAGTGCCGTCAGAAGAAGAGTATATCGTGAAACTAAGTGAAGTAGGAGGTACAACATGACAAATTTACAGAAAAAAATGGCTGACAAGTTAGGGTTATCCACCGAAGACTTTCAGCCGAAAAAAGCCACAAAGGTGGACGAGTTAGAAGCACAGGTGCTATACACCGCACTAATGACCGACACGCTGATCGAGGAGAGTGACGACAATGTATAAAAAGGTCAAACGTTTGTACGATTTAGGGCTGTACACTGCTGAACAGGTCAAGGATTTTGCTGACAGGGGCAAGATAACCCCTGAGCAGTATGAGGAAATCACAGGGCAGAAATACGAAAGCGAGGTAGTAAAGTGAAGTACATAATAATGCTGATGATCGTGATAGGGCTTGCACTGGCTGATTTTGCCACTGGCTGGATAAAAGCCTACTGCAAAGGCGACGTCCGTTCATCGAAAATGCGCAAGGGCGGTCTGAATAAATTGGCGGAGATAGTCGTCATGGGTGTGGCTATCGGTTCGGAGATAGGTTTTGAACAGCTAGGCCACTACTACGGACATAGCGAACTGGCAGGCATTGCAGGAACGATAACCGCACTAGCTGTTTTCGGCTATATTTTTGCCATGGAGATAGTTTCCATACTGGAAAACTATGGTGAAATCAATCCGCAGGCGCACTGGATAAACAAAGTTGTGGCAAAATTTGGAGTTTTTAAAGATAAGGAGGACTAATTATGGCTATGACATTTGATGAGTTCGTAAAGAAATACAAAGGCAAGGGCGTTGATTTTGACAAAGCATATAACATACAGTGTTTTGACCTGGCGAACCAGTACAACAAAGATGTTGTCAAATGCGGTATGTTCACAGGTCTGTATGCTAGACAAATCTACGAAGATTTCGACAAGCAGGCGGTCAAGGGCTATTTTACCAGAATTAAAAACACGCCGTCATTCGTTCCGAAAAAGGGTGATATCGTTGTGTGGGGCGGTAGTCTGAACGGCGGTATCGGTCACGTCGCCATAGCCACAGGCGAGGGAAACACAAAATATTTTTACAGCTACGATCAGAACTGGCTAGGCAAGAATGACCCATGCACACGTGTCTATCACAACTATAACCATGTTCTTGGCGTTCTGCGTCCGAAAAATCAGAGCGTTATCAATCCGCCTACGCTGGAAACAAAAGGCTATAAAAAAGGCGCGAGCACAGACGGGTCGTATGCCCTGAAACAGTTGCTGATACTCGACGGCGCAAAGCTGGACGATAATGCCGTAATCGGCAAGGGCACTGTCGATGCTATCAACGCAAGGCTGAAAGCATGGGGATATAGGCCGAACGGCATTGCAGGCAAGAAATTCATCAAGAAACTGCGTGAAAAAATCAAAAAATAGTCGAATAAAATTCGCATAAAATTCGCATAAATTTAGCCGTCAGAGCGTTTGCCCTGGCGGCTTTTTTATTGCGAATACACAGTTATTGCAGCACCTTGTGAATCGTGCTGATATCATTATCATCACGCTCAGCGTTGACGAAGATTGTATTCAGCCACTTCACCTGATAGCCGTTGTTGGTATGGTAGCCGTGGAAGTGAGCACGTCTGATGTGCGGTGCTTTCGGTGCGCCGTGTCCCTGTGGGCTGTGCTGATAGCTGACACTGCTTTCAGCCTGCCTATGCTTGCGCACGGCAATGCCAATGCGGTATCCTACATTGGCTATGGCTGATTTCTGTGGCTGTGCAGACGGCTTCTGAGGGCGTTGTGCGGTGGGTTTCTTCTGCACCTGACGTTTCGTAACAGGTGCGATTTCAGCGTTTACAGCTGATAGGTATACAATGAACTGCAATTTTTCGGCTATGTCGCATATCATTGCCTTAGTGCCTGACTTGTCTTTTTTTGCATAGCTGCCTAGAATTTTATATATCAGGTCTTCAACTGATATATCATACTGCAATTCTATAGCGATTGATTCCGAATAGTAGTCTTTTTCGGCATCGTCAAAAAAATATTCTGTCATTGTCATTCGGTCGCCCTGCAAGTCGAAAAAGAACCCCACGCTATTTTTGTATTTTCGCTGGACGTAAAAACAGTTACACGGCAATTGTTTGAAAACGTCTGCACTGATTTGCAGATCTGCTGTGCCTTGGCCGCTCAGCAGGCTGGCAAAATCATCATCAAAAACATATATTTGGCGTCCGCCATAGTACCAATTTACCATATTTTTTATGGCACCCAGCTTGTCTAAAAAATCATCTGACATTATCGTTTGTTCGGTCAACTTGGCGGCTTCGTCTAGGGTTTTCTTACCAATTTTGATATAGTCACGCATCAGCTGACCGCTGACATAATCCACTATATCGGTATCGGTTGCAATATGTCCTATGGCTTTTATGGTTTCTATGTTGGCTGCAACTACTTTGTCTGGCAGCAATTCGTATTTTTGTTTTGCCATGTCATTTTACCCTGACGTTTATGCGGTCAACACTTACGTTCATTGCCTCAATGCCATGTTTTTTCAACTCTCGCTCGATCGTAGCCGAATTTTTTGGGGAGGTAAGTCTTATCTGTCTGCAAACGTAGTGTTTCTCACACTTTTCACCATAATTCTTACCCTTGACAACCTCAAATTCGTCCGAAATATCGTCATTGGTCAGCCCTAGTTTCTCAACGAACGCCTTCCAATCTTCGGGGCTGATAGGGTCTAGGACTTTGACCTCCACGCCGTCACGTGGTGCCATTTTATATATCCAGTATGCTTTCTTGTCGAACTCTGCGGCGCTTCGTGGGATATTTGCGTTGCCACGTGGTATCAGATATTTTGATACATCATCAACTTTTGAAAAATCAATCATGCTCAGCTGATATGTGCGGTTTTTGACTTTTACCAGTAAATAGTTTCCCTCTGGGGCGTATAGTCCGTCGACTATCAGCCGCTTTTCGCCGTTGATCTCTTCAAACTCGAAGCTGTCAGCTTCCAGCAAATCTTCGGGTTTACAGTCCAGTGCCGTGCATAGACGTCCTAACGTGCTCGCCTGGATAAAATTGATATCCTGCGCACCGCTCTCCAGGCGGCAGATGTAGCTTCTGACAGAGCCTATTCTCTTTGCCAGCTCATCTTGTGTCATGCCTCTTTTTTCTCTCATGTCTTTCAACTTGCTCATTAGATCATATCCTTTCAGATTTATTTTGCTTTCCAGCCGACGCCCTTTCGGGCGTTTCGTATCAATTTTCAGATACTCGTCAGGGCTGTTTTTATGCGATATGTTCAGCGCACATTCTTTCGGCAATTGCCTTTACGTTCTGCATGGTTGCTGGCTCACCTTCAAGATTTATGCGTGCAATGTTTTCATCGTCATAGGCGATGTACGAAAATCTGTCTGAAAATTCGTCGCACCATACATAACCTTTTGACATATCAACCATCAAAGCGCCATATGATGAACGATAATATCCACCGCTGTTTGCTCTCTTGTAAGTTCCTACTGCTTTCTTAACGCCTGTGATTTTCATGATTTTGTACCTCCGAAAATTAATTTTTTGATTTCAGGTCTCATCTCTTGCCTGTGATTATAGTATACCATGTTATCTACTAAATGTCAAGTAGCTAGATAACAAAAATATAGATAACATTGAATTTTGTAGGATTGCACAAATATAAGATTGCTTTTTGTGCATATTTTCAGAGTGAAATTTCAGTGTGTGCAAAATTCCGTGTCATATTTTGTGGCATATGTTTATCATTCAGGCTGATATTTTATCATTTTTACGCATATTTTAGCA